GCAAGTATAAAGATCAAATCACAAAGGAGCTAGAGCTAGTAAGGAGAGCCAATGTAGGCAGTGATGGTAAGCTGATGGTAACAGATAAGGAAACTATTGCAGCCAAAGCTGGAGGACTATCCCCTGACATTGCAGATAGCATCATGATGAGAGCTTACTTTGAAGTGAATAAGAGAGATGGTAAGTACTTTGTGGGAGGGATAGCTGTCTAGTTCTTTTTCGCTATTGCTGATATCCGGATAGATTGCTTTTCTTGATGTGCTGCCATGACAGCCATGATACCTCTCAGCTCCTCATAAAAAAACTGAGCAATGAACTCACCATTTTCATTGAGTATCTGCACCTTTTCCTCATCAATATAGACTGTTGCACTCAGTAGCTCCTCATCATTATCATCATCAGGATTGATAAAGATACAAGGCTTGTATAGGCCCATCTTTATGTAGGTATTATTCATAAGACAAGAGCTAAAATGATGACTAATATACCACCCTCTACCAGTGCAACAGTTCTCCATCCTCTTATACGTTTCTCTTTCTTACTGATAATGTCCTTTTTTTGGGTTATATCACCCTCTAATTGTTCAATATATTGCACATTGTGAGAAATTATCTCATTTAGTGAGTGATTTATTATAGTAAGATTGTCATTGTCTGCCTGCAGATATTCCATCCTAGTGACTCCCATCACTACTAAGCGTCTCTCAATCCTTAAAGTATCCAGCTTTCTCAAGCTCACTGAGTCTCTTGATAGCTTTTGTGTAGCTGCTATCAATGGCAATGCTATCATACAGATAGATAGTATCAATCTTCTCATGGTATATCTCTTTGATTTTTACTCTTGTCTTGACAAGTGTGTCAATTCTTTGCTCTATTACTTTTTGGATGGAGTCTTTTGTGATAGTCACTACTTTTACTTGAGGTCTGTAGTGTATTTGCACTATTACTCCTATAAGTAACAGCAGTGCAATGCTGATCATGATGGATGCATCAATATACTTTTCCCTCATATATTTTCTTGTTCTCTACATGAAAGTTCTTGCCATCTCTATGCAAGATAGCAAAGCCATGATTCCATTGATTAGCTGGTCTATAGCGCGGTGATAAGTCACAGAGACAACCAACAGACCATGTGGTGATGATTTTACCATTGATGTCTTTCTCATTGTGTTCAGATGTCTGATGCCAGTGTCCACAGATTGCATGACTCTTAGCTCTTAGGTAGAGACCCCTTGCGATGTTTACCGGAGAGAATACATTCTGTCCAAATTCGTGACCATGTACTACACTTAGACTATTGAACTTAGCAAATGTCCTACCATCAATCCACTCTACCCCATACTGATCTAGCCACATAAGTGACTGCAAGTTGAATGCATCTATCTCTACCAGTTCCGGTGCATGTGATGATAAGTATCTCCAATACCTCTCCTCATGATTACCTTCTTTGTAGTACACTTTTTTGAATAGTGGGGATACCATCTTGAGAAATGACCTCACTGTCTCAAGCTCTTGAGAGAATGACCTAGATTCAGGATCCTTCTCCCACCTGGATAGCGTATGGCAGTCAAGTATATCACCATTCAAATACAATGTATCACAGCCTTTCTCTAGTCCATAGGTCAGAGCAATGCCTAAAGCTTCCTCATCGTGATAGGGGAAGTGAATATCTTTGAGCAAAAGTATCTTTTCGCCCTTGATATTGACTGGCATCCTCTTGACAATGGCTGATTTTGGTAGTGTGAAGTATGGTGATATAGGTACAAAGAGACTTTTAGTAGCTGATTTTTGCCTGTGCATATCACCTTTCTGTCCTCTTATATATCTTACATAGTCTCTAGCATTTTCAACAGAATGATATAGCTTGCCATGTTCTTTCTTTAGTAGTTTAGCTATTGTTAGATTAGGCATGTCAGGATACTTGCCACAGTATTCCTCTGCTATTTTTTTTGACTGTGTTTTATTCATTTAGTAGTGTATAGGTGAATACTCCCTTCCCACTATCCTTGCATTTCTTTAGTAAAAAATTAAAATCTGATGGATCAGCTATCACTTGACAGCCTGCACTCCACTTGTCTACTAGCTTGCTCATCAAGTTAGCATTGGCTCTGTGTATATTGATGCCAAACATGCCCCTATCTATCACTCCCCCGACATCAGCTCTTTCATCTCTATTGGAGTCTCTGAATACATTCACTGGCAAGATCTGTACAAGTGCCTCATATTTGCCCTGATGCAGTCCTATCCTCCAGCTATTTTTGTACTGCCCCTCTTGGAGGACAGCGGTACCTTTGGGATTGAGTAGATTCTTTAACCAGTGCTTACCTGGTCTAGTAGTGGCATGAAATGAATAGGCCTTATCTCCATCAATCAGGAAGATATTATCACAGAAAGTATTGGGTACATAGTCTTTTGTTCTGATACCCACCAGGTGAAATCTCTCCCACTGATATCCCTTGATGGCGAACTTTTCCTGCAGCCATGATAGGTTACTTATTGTCAGCATTCAGCTTTTGTATTTTCTTATGATAGTAGATGATGGTCATGACTCCCACAACAATAGCGACTAGACCAGCAATGATCTTGACAATGATCTCCACTTGCTCTAGGTTTGCTACTGATGCCATGCTTATTGATGTGACAGCACCTATTGTACCTGGTGTGTCATTACTTGTTACCATTGCTCTCTCTTTTTTTTAAGTCATTCATCATCTTGTTGTAGAAAGATTTCATTTTCATTTCATACTCTTTCCTCTTGTCTACTTGACTGGTAGGAAGTCTTTTATTGACCATCGTAGTGTAGATTGTTTTAGACCTTGTGAGTACATCAATCCAGTCTGTGTATACAGTTGAGTATAGGGTGACTGATCGGGTGATGTATTGCTGCTATATTCAGGGAATAAAGATACATTCTGTCTGATGTAGTCTAGCATTCTCTGTGTGTAATATCTCGCATTATCTTTTGCTGCATCCATTAGCTTGTGCAGTTCACTCTCACTGATGCTTGTAGCATTCTCACTGTCTCTGCTGACTATATTTCCATTGTCATGCTTGTACACTAGCAAGGGATATAGCTCAATCATGGTCCACCACACTAGCATCTTTCTCACATATTGGTCTATAAGTGTCTCATAGTCCCCTGCAAGGGTGCCTGCTTGTGCATCTGCCTTGAGCTTATTAGTCAAATCAGTACCTAGATAGTTCACTAGATACTTGTCTTGTGCAAGATATATGCATGGTCTGATGATGGCAGTGTCCACACTGTCATTTATTGCTGTATATTTCTTGATGAATGTCTCATCAATTAAAAGTATTTCCGGTAGTACTGCCATTTTATTATCCGTATTTTAGTGATCCTCTGCCTGGTCTGTTAATTGGTGCAATGCCCTCAATACCTTTCGGTTTGACATAAGGTACATTCCCCACTCTCTTATCATTGTCAAGCCCCTTATTAGGTAGGAACTTTCCTTTCTCTTGTTTTCTAAAGTATATCTGCCTTCTCCAGTGATGATGACAGAAGGCTCCCCCGACCCACCTGAAGATATCGTAGGATGACTGCCCTGCAGGAGCGAACTCACCATTCACTCCATCATCACTCATCTGTTGAATGTCCTCATATTTGAACACTGCACCAGCTTTGCTCATTGCTACCATCTCTATACAGAAGTCTCTGCTATTAGCTGATAGATTTTGACTGTATGCATAGCGTAGCTTGTATAGTCCAGCATCACCCCACTGACTTCTCTCTGACTCATCACCCTTAGCATAGCTATCAAGTGACTGACACTGTAGTACAAAGTCCTCCTCCGCTAGTGCATCAGTGACTTTCTCATCACTAAGGAGCTCCCATTCGTCATTGATGTACTCAGCTTTTGCTTTTAGTTGCTCAATGAATGCTGCACCTTGCTCATCTGAGAAGTCATTCCATCCACCTGCACATGATTGCGCATTTGCTCTTTCTAGTATTCTAGCTGCCCAGTCTTTACCTGGATCTCCACCCCATAACTGCCATGCTATTCTGCCTGCTGTTGGAAAGCCTTCCTCTCCCTGATTCCACCCTAGAGCTTCCTTGTCCACTTCATGTCTAGCAAAGTAGCTATTCATTCTAGTGACAGTATCTAGTGATAAGTTACGCATGTTAGAGATGTCTCTAGCTCTTGCGACTCCTACCTCTGTTCCTCCTCTCTTGTACTCCTCTCTCCACTTTAGACCTAGCTCAGCCTCTGCTGCCATTTCTTTAGTGGGTGCAAAAGAGTTCTCCTCATCCTCCGCAGCTAGTACTTTTTTTTTTAAAGCACTGAGTACAGTTGCTGGATTGATAGGTGTAGATGATAGGTTATCAAAGATGCTATTGATCTGCTCTTGGCTTAGCATTGGGAATGATGCAGTAGTGATAGCTTTTGCTGATGGAACTGTCAATACATTTGCTGTAGTCTGTACAATGATCTCAAGTAGAGATGCTATCTGCGCTCCGTTCAATGCTTGGCTTGCTACATCTATTGGTGCAGCAGCAGTTGTATCAGATGGTAGAGCACCTTGCTCTTGTGCTATCTCAATGATGTCATTCTTTTCAATGGTCACTTGTGATGGTACTCCATTGAATGCTAGTATCTGCTCTACTGCATCTGTGATGATGCGCTGAAATGGCTCAATGACTTGCTTAGTGAATACATATAGAGCAGCCTTAATCTCGTCAGTGTTAGAGCCTAGTCCATTGCCATCTGTTCTCACTCCCATTAGTAGGGGTGATGTCACTCTGTGAGCCACAATGATTTGAGAGGTAGCCTCTTTGGATAGGTACTCATATTGTTTGTCAGCATCAGTGACTGGAAATGGCTGTATTACTGGTGCCTCATCTTTACTCTTAGTGAATGTAATGAGGAACTTACCAGCGTTCTGAGTGCCGGATAGATTTCTCTCAATCTCTCTAGAGATCAATCTCTGAGCTTCGGGTGATGGCTCACCGTTAGGAAAGTTAATGTGAAAGGATGGAAAGAAACCATTGAGTATATTGTTCACATGGTACTCACTGATATGTCTAGTCAGTTCAATCCAATCTTTACTACTGATATAATCGGGGCGAGGATAGTACAATGATCCCACACTATGCAGATGGAAGAAAAGCACTTGTCTTGGTGATTGATCTTCGGGATTGAAAAGAGGTACATATTCAGGCTTATTCTTTTGCTTTCTGATGTCTTGCCAGTCTCTACTATACCACACTCCACATACATGATCCTCCTCATCTGATATAGCTAGTCTCACATTCTCGAAAGGCAAGTGATTTACTTGCACAATGCGAGTGTGATCCATGCTGTAGATGAGTTCCCAATAGACTCCACCTTGTAACTTTAAGTCTAATGCAGATGAGCCCAATATATTATCTAGCTCAAGCTTTGCTATGTTCACCTGGCTAGCTGGATTCTCACTCTTGAAACCTTTACCAGCTATCATGAATGAGATACTATTGACTAAGCTGCCATGTACCGGAGAAGATTGATACAAATCTATAAGGTAATTTGGCATAGAGTTAGCGTCTCCCCATTCAACCCACCCCTTTGTAGTCTCTTTCTCTACTTCCTCTACTTTGATGTACTTAGCTAAAGCTATATTTGTCAATTTATCATCCATTGTATATATAGTCTGATGGTGTAGTAAATGATGGAGTCTGATAGTAGGTCACTCCCGTTGTAGCTTCCATGAAACCTTCCTCTACCAGTCCCAAAGATAATGATGGGTCTAAATTACTCCCACTGTTTTGTGCATAAATATTGTAACAATATCTGCCTGGATCTACAAGCAAGATACCCCCATTCAAAGGGTCATTGACATTAGTGTCAAATTGCAAGTGAGTTACTCTGTTGTTCTCACTTAGTACTGTTGGAATGAAAAAATACTCCTTACCAGTGTTCTCATGTACCAGCTTCACTAGGTAGTGAGTATAAGTAGCAGCCAAGATCAGCTCCCCCTCTTTTAGAGAGAGGTAAGCTGTCTGCGCGGCTGTATTAGTTTGTACATAGAACATGCTATCTCTTAGAGAGTAGGTGAGTCTATTGTACCATCAAAGTCATTCACGATAGAGTCAGCTAAGCGATATGCTTTGTGTATCTCCTCAGCAGTGAATGTAATTTTGTAACCATTGAAATCAATCTTAGTAGTACCAGTCTCAGTAGACTCAGTAGCTACCTCTGCACCATCCTTGTAACCCATTAGCCAATAGTTGTCATTGTTGTCTTGTACAATGATCACATGACGGCCTCTGCTGAAAGTGTCAAGCTGTAATCTGCGAGCTGCAGAAAGCTTAGTGAACTGAGCAGTTAAGGTCTGAGTGTAGAAAATAGTGTTATTCTCTTTTGATACAGTGGCTGCCTCCACAAAGTTTCCAGTGTGAGGCTTCATGTTGTAAGTCTCCCAAGTAGCTGCTGGGAGTGCAGTGATTTGTTCTGTTGTGGGATCTATTGTAGCTGCATTGCTTATTGTAGCGTATGGACCAATCCAAAAGGATTTGATACCACCCACATAATTTTTACAGTCCACAAGGAATCCCCCGGTAGCTAGACATGACATGGCTTAAGTGTATTAAATTTTTTATTCATTTTTATATTCTATAAAAAAGGCGGAGCCAAATACCCCGCCCCTTTTTATGTTAGATGTTTTAGTCTTAGAATGCTACAGCTACATCACCAGCGAAACCTACTTGAGTACCAAAGCGGTATCTCATAGCCATTCTCACATTGTCAGATGCATCAGTCAAGCTCATGTCTACTACCTTCACCTCATTCAAGTCAGATACTAAGTCAGTACCTACGAATAAGTTCTCAGGCTGAGCGAACAATAAGCAGTCATTTGAGAAACCTGGACATACATAGATTTCATAACCATATACTTGCTTCATGATAGCGTTGTCAGCAGGCTGAAGTGGACCTCCAGTACCAGCAGCCATACAAGCTTGTAAGTACATTTGGAAAGTCTTTCTGCTCATGTAACACTTAGTGTTAGGTGATCCCATGATAGATGCAGGGATAACAGCTACTGTATTATCAATGTTAGTCATGATATTACCAGCACTCAAAGCAGCAGTGATGTTATAGTCAGGAGTTCCAGACTTAGCGTCAGAGATTTGCTTCAACAAACCATTGAAAGCAGTGTATCCACTAGCTCCACCTACTGATCCCGAAAAATTACCTACCCACAAGTTGAACTCAATCTGCTCAGAGATTTTGCCAGCTAAGTAAGTCAATAAGAAGTCAGCGAAGTTAGCAGGGATAACATCATTGATGAAACCACGACCAGTCTGCATAGCTTCCCAGTCTTGAGCAAATTGCTCTTTACATACTTCGATGTTAGTCTTCAAATCAGTTACAGTCAATACAGCCTCAGCCAATGTCAATGAAGATGATCCTACACTGAAATCACAACCGAAAGGTGATGAAGATTGTACCAAGTTAGCAGAAGATAATTTCTTCAATACTGCCTTGAATTTTACATTTTCTTTGACTGTTACATAGCGATTAGCGATGGTATCTCCAGTCAAAAGAGCAGCATGCAAATACGGTAAGGCTAATTCACCTGCGTATGTGCTGCTAGAGATTGTTAATGTACTTGCCATTTTTTTCTATTTATTAAATTATTTGTTTGCGATAATTGCCTTGATGCGATCTGCAGCACTCTTGTACTCGATCATTGGCTTGATTTCTTTCTTAACTGCTGTCTGCTTAACAGATACAGCTGCTGCTTGATTTGATAATGCAGAGTAGGCAGCTTTCACTGTGTCAAGCTCTTTAGCTACCTCAGACATCTCAATCTCTTTGCTAGAAAGTATCTTTTGAAATTCGGCCTTTAGTTCGGTGATTTGTTCGGTGATTGCAGTTAATGCATCATCTACATATTGCTTTGTCAATACCTCAGCTTGTTCTGCTTGTTCAGCCTCTACTGTCACCTCTACTTCTACTTCATCCTCTTTGGGAGTAATAGCCGATACCTTGCCCTCAAGTACTGAAAGCACAGTGCCATCGGCCACAATATAGTCACCGTCAGCAACAGCCACAGGATTGCCATCAGCATCCTTAGTGTAAATTTCAACCCCAAGATCCCAGCTCTCAGCCGGTGTGAATACGATAGTGCCATCTTCTAGTGCTGTTTCTACCATGAACTTTAGAGCCTCTGCAGTCTCCTCTTTTGTTACCTCAGCAGACTCATCTACTGAGAGCTTTATGTTATGTGCTGAAAGCTTCTCTTGAGCTTTAGCAATAATCTGATAAATGCGGTCTTTTACTTCCATGTGTCTTAGTATAAATGTCTATTTCCTTTTTTCAAATATTCTTTCTATGACTGACAAGCCTAGTCCTCCCCCTGCTATCAAGCACAGTGCATCATACATGAACTCTGGACAGATCTTGTCCTCATCAGCAGTTGTTGCAATAAATGCAAGCACTATGACAGTGGCAGTACAGATAAGAGCTGCAAATCTCTTGGAGCTCATATCATCGTTGGCACTTATGAGCTTTTTCATTAGCTCTCTCATGGATGCTCCAAGATGTTCAGTTCCTCTACCATCTGATCTAGTATCTTCTCTACCTCGTACTCATCCATCATCTTTTCCTCATTCTCTAAGAAGTAGCCCTCTAGTGACCATCCTTTAAAGACTCCATTCTTGACATCCTGCCATAACCCATCATCATCCACATGACCTCCAATATACCATGTGCCTATGGGTGTAGTGAAACCCAATGCAGCTGACTTGTCTTTCTCTGCATCTGCTTGTATCCATGTCTCTACTATGTTCACTCCTTGTACCGGGATAGCATGCTCTACATTGGTGTATTGGTGCATGCTGTTTCTCATGTACTTCTGAGCAATGGCCTTGATAGTCTCTGCTTTATAGGTAGCCATCCACTCCTCCTTAGTCTTGTCATTGTAGCGGTAGATAAGTTGGTCAGGTATCATGACTGGACCATACAGCATCCTCTGCTCTCCACTCTCCACAGCTGCGAACTTTAGCTCCTCTACCTTCTCTTGAGCAGATAGTGCTATCCAGTTCACCAGGATGGCAGGATTCTCTACAAGTGACATGCAATAGACTCCAGTCTTTTGATCATCATCATTGATAACATACTCAATGATCTTCATTTTCTTTTTATCTTTTTCCATAGTATTAACCTCCTCCTAGTATAGATGCAGTATTCTTTATTTTAAATTCAGCCTGCTGTGCATTGCTCACTTGACCAGCTAGTACATAAGTCTGTAAGGGTGCAGTATTGACATTGCCTTGTAAGAAAGAAAGATTGAGAGCACTGGGTGATTGAGCTGAGGGTGCAGACATAGCTCCTCCACCACCACCCCCACCTACTGTTGTTGTAGGCTGTACTCCTGCATCGGGTGCATTGAATTGTGTCTTAGCTATCTTGGCTATATTGGCAGCTCCTGCTGCCCCAATGCTGACAGCATTTGCTATCTTGAGAGCTGTACCAAATGGCTCAGGAATAGTAGTGACTGCACTCAGTGCATTTTGTACCCCTTGAATAGTTGCGATTGTAGTCTGAGCGATGGATAGACCTTTGCCTATCTTGAAACCTTTCTCTGCGCTTATCAATCCACTTTCTGTGAGTGCATTGTTCAAGTTCATCATGGCATCAGTTGCGGCCGATGCTAGCTCATACTTCGCATACCATGCAGCAGCCCAAATCTCTTTTCTTTCATTTGCTGCTTTCCTTTCTGCTATTGTTCTCTTTTCCTCCTCTGATATTGTTACTTGTGTAAGAGAAGTCTGTAGCTGTACTTGATTTTCATGGCTGGTGATCAGTGCAATATCCTTGCTATTGATTCTTTCTAGCTCATCTCTTTTGACTTCTCTAATTAGCTTCTTATCTTCCTCTGCATATTGCTTATCTAGCTTGCTTCTTCTATCTCTGAATACCATGCTAAGCTTATGCACATCTTCCTCACTTGCACCTAGCTCACCTAGTTGTCTGAGTTGCCTATTGTATTCATCTTCTAGCATCTTATAGGCTTTCTGTCTTTCAGTCAGTCCTATAAGATTATACTGTGCATCTAATTCTTGTCGCTTTTGAGTAAGCTGATTCAGTCTTTCCTGAGTCAGCTTTTCCATCTCTATCCTTATCTCATTATATTTTGTCTGAGATTCTTTCTCTTTTGCTTGGAACTCATCTGATAGCTTGATTCTTTTATCATGTGAGTCCTTTGCCACCATCAATATAGCCCAATGATATGCCTGCTCTCTTTTAAGTTCTTCCATGCGAATAGAATAAATCTTATCCGCTGATCCTTGTGCTTGTACTATCCTTAACTCATTTTCTTTTTTATACGCTGCTAAATCTTTTTGTCTCTGTTCCTCTAATTTTTTTGCAGCCTCCTCTTGTTTAGCAGTAAAATATTCAAAGGCTGCAACAGCTCCAGCTATAGCTCCAGCAATTAAAAAAATAGGATTGGTGAGCAATGCTCTTCCTAGACTAGCTAGTCCACTACCCATACTAGCCAAGCCATCTTTGAATGATTTGAAATCTACAGACTTGACATTGGATGCCATGCGTGTCATAGATTGACCAAATCCCTCCAGGTCAAGTTCCATAATTTGACCTCTAGCTATGCTAAGGTTATTTCCAAAGCTTGCTATAGCTGGACCAGCATTGGCATTGACTGCCTCTTTCACATCTTTCATCCTATCCCTCAGCTCTCCAGCTTTCTGAGATAGTTTCACGAACTCTTGAGAGCCAGCATCTAGACCAGCCATCTGATCTTGTACCGCCCTTAATTCTGTTTTTATGCCTCTAAGGCCACTTAATATCTCATCAGCCATATTGCTCCGCTTACTATTGTACTTATTAGTATAAACACTATTGAGTAATTGATGATCTTAGTGATGTACTTGCTCATCTTATTCTTATACTTACCTTTCGCGATAGCACCTACCTCAGATTCCGTTGGTAGTTTCTGTTGTAGTAGTGCTAGTGCCTCTGCTATTTGTGCAGGATCTATCTTGTCTATTGTCATTCTGTGCCTATTTGCGTGACTCTTACTTGTGCTGTAAAATGAAACTGGTCTGATGGATATGGTCCACTCAATTTCTTTAGCTCTAAGTCAATGATATTACTATTGACTGCATTTGTAGTCCATCCTAATTCAAAGGGACCAGTACCTGGATCTACATCAATAATGAGATTACATGGATTATCACCAGTAGCTGTGCCTCCTATGTTGGTAAGAATAGCATAAGTACTCATTGAGTATGTTCTAAATGGCTGTAAATCTACCCCTACAACAGTGAATGAACTAACTGTCAATATCACCTCAGCTGAATATACTGAATTTTCAAGAGTCAAGAATGAGCCTACTACAGTAGTCATAGCTGCTGATGTGAATACATCCTTAGCCTGCCATACCATTTGACCACTCGCTGATCTATTGACTAGCACTCCATCATTACCTCCACCATACCATATACCCCTATTCTGCACAAGCAAGTCCTCTCCACCTACTATACTATTCTTTGCAGCTCCAGTGACAGTCAAGCTTTTGCCTATTACGATAGTTCCGGTAGCTGATGGGTCTTTCTTTCCACCAACATTTGTGAACTGATTGAGAAAGCTAGAGGTCACTCCTAAAGATGGGGATATAATAGGATCTTTGATGCCTCCCTGATTCTGACTTTTGTAACACATATTGAGTACATTATCCCAATAGTAACCTATCTGCTCACAGCATATTTGACTACCTCCATTGAGCCACTGCACTGAGCCATCTTTCTCAATAGCTATGGCAGTGTCTACACATAGATTAGGCAAGTCTACTGCACTCAGCTTCTTGATTAAAGTGACTGATGTGCTTTGATTCATACCCATGTTGTACCCATCCACTGACAATACTCTCCAGTAGCTGTTGAATAAGAATACACTGTCATTAAAATTCAAGTTGAGTATATCAGCTACTGACAAATTAAATTGAGCAGTTAGTACTTTACTTTCTGCACTATACAGCTCTTGCAGATAATTGTTGTAATACTTGAAATACATTGTATTGACTGGAGCTGATGTGATAGGATGAAGAGGTATCTCCTGAGCAAAGTTCAAGTCATTAGTTGCGAGGTCAACATACACATGATCATAGTGACCAATAAAGGGCACATACAATAAAGATCCATAAATGCTAGTACTTCCACCAATAGGTCTAAGTCCTAAAGTATCTAGAGGGTCAAAAGAAAAGTAGAATAATCTAGCATCAGGATAAACCCACTTGTACTCATCATCTACGAACTTAGGAAAGTAAAAATCTATATTACTCGCGTTGGGAAACATCTGATTAGGAGTAGTGCTTGCTATTACTTCTACTTTATTTTCTCCCACTGTGAAATCACTAGCAGTATCATACAAGTCAAGTGATCCAAATACTCTACCGACTGACTTATATGCCTGACTTGCTACATCTGCACCCTCGCTAAATGTGAATTTTTGATGCCTTGTCTGATATTCAGATGATGGCAATACAGTCATCTCAGCAGTCTCATCTATTTTGTAGGTCCAGTCTACTGTACCACCCCCTGCTAAGTACTCATTCATGGTGATGATATCAATCACTCCATAGTTGCTATAGTTAGGAATAGCTACTGCATTGGTCAGTTTCATGATATCGCGTATGAAATCAAGTAGCTGATAATTTTCAGGAGCCATATTGACAAAACTGATAGCATTGGATAAGGTTAGATTGTACTTCTGCAATGTCCAATTATTGACTTGAGCAATAATGTCTATTGTCCCTCCTGCTGTTGGATCACCCACAGATGCGAATGCTACCTCTACATAGTCTCCTGCATTAAAGAATACAGCAGTATCCTCATTGGCTGCAGCATTATTGATGAACACTGGTACTACTATCTCATTGCTCGTAATGACTGGAGCTTGTGCTGTGTAGCTTGCTATATCCACATTGATAAAGGGAGCCTCAAATTGTGCATATACAGTACCTCCTGATATTGAGTTAAAGGCTGAATAAAAGTCTGTACCATTCACTAAGAAACCTGGCACAATAGGAAAGGCAGGACTAGTAGGTGTACCAGCTACATCACCCCTGATAGTGCCAGTGATCTTGAACTGATAGTACCCATCATCCGGTATGACATAACGGTTATTCAGTGTATCAAAATTGCTGCCTATATCTATGACATCATTGAAAGCTATTCCAGTGATGGCTGTGTATAGATTGCCAGTAAGTACTGAAAAAGATAAAGTATCATCAGTGTAGTTAGTTCCTCTCCACTCAATAGCTGCTGCATTGTCATCATATTTCAGAGTACCATCCTTGCCTATAAATGGCATGCACATCTTGTCCAGCTCTGCTTGTACATCTGTGCTTAGTGCTATTTTTCTTTTATTATCATTAGCTAGGTATTCATTGATTCTATCAATGAGATAAGTTCCTTTCAGACATGGAGTGAGGTCAGTGACATCTATCCTATTAGCATTGCTCATAGCTGTATAGGAGGCATTGACGAAAGTGCCTACATAGTTAGATGGAAAAGTCAAGAATTGCTGACCTCTATCTATCAATGTCCACATGAGCTTATGATCACTGTAGTCATTCCCTCCAACAATACCACCATCATTGACTAGCCATACATTGTCATAGGACATCTGATGTTGTGCGTCTGAATAATCTAGCACAGTGAAATCAAGGTCTTTCAGATTAGTCCCAAGATCTACTGAGTCACCAAAAAAGACTATTGAAAAATCAGACATCTTGCCATTCTTGATGTATGATTTCCTAAACTGCACAAAACCTTCTGCCACTGGTATAGTGTCTACAGTAAGCACTGCCTTAAATTTCCTCCTGATATCATTAGTAGTTCCATTGATTCCGATAAAATTGAAATCACTCTGCAGACCAAATACAGAACAGTTGTTTTGAGTAGCTGGTATACGGAACTCTTGACTATAGACATCACCAGCCTCTAGCGTTGTGATGCTGTTAAAGTTGAAGTTCATTGATATAGTATCTTGACCATATAAGTCAAGTACAGTAGGCACTCCAGCTTTGGAGGTCACTGTCAAAATCACATCATTCATGTGCCAGTATTATAGTTTATTGCTTGATAGTCTTGTGCATACTTGAGCTTTAATGTCAGATTGTACTTAGTACTATTGCGTTCCCTTCTCATTATATAGCTATTATCAGTCACTATCATTGGGATGTAGTCACCTCTACCATCATAGTTGACTATATGTACTACATCTGCTACCATCAAGCTCTCAAGATATACAAACTCCTCCTCTGTGATCCAGTCACTTGTCACTGTCAAGTACTTAGTCACCATGTTCTCTCTGCTCACATATTGCCTATTGTCTGACCAGTCTGTAGTCAGCATGCCTGGAGTCTCTATCCCCTCCCCAAGTCTGCCATAGTTTCCAAAGGGCTTTTTATATTCTGTCCTGGCAATGTCTATGCTGTTCTGATTAGTCTTGATGAAGTTATAGTAGTTCCATCCTCCCTTCTTTCCTATCCACCCCAAAGGTACCGGTGTGTGCTTACAGTCAATGTCCTCCAAAACAAATAGCCATTTCTTACTGCATGCCCCATTGGTGATAGCATCTTTTATTTGTAGTGTGTAGAATGCAGTAGTAGCTGGTATACCTCCAGTTCTCAAGTATGTCATATTCCCAGCGAATGCCGGAACAAGTGCCACAGCTCCAGGACTAACTGTGATAGTGAAAGATGTAGTATCTGTGATCAATAGCAAACCTGCATCTGTGTAGAATTTTAACTCTACATACTTGTTATTTATGTCCTGCTCAGAGCTGAATGTACCATCATCTGCATTGATGCAAAAGCTACCCATATTGTTAGGCAATGATGGTACAAATGTCACTCCTGATCTGAATGATGGAGGTACCTTTGATGCTAGTCTCTGATAGTATGTATTAGATGTGATATCATTAAAACCACTGCCTAAACTTACTACACTATTGTTTTCATTAAAACTGAATGCATTGTCCCAGCCCCAAAATGCCATGAGGTCTAATTGTTGCGAGCCAATAGCATCTGGATCTTGAGTAAATACTCCACCTACCTCCCATCCTTCAAATACTACCACTGATAATCTACAGTTGATATTTTCAATATCTGCAATCAATTCAGATGATGGACTGTTAGCTTTTGTATTGTGAATCCAGGGATAGTTCAGAGATGTGTTTATCAGACCTCTGTAAAAAACAGAGTCAATGATATGAGGTCTGAGATTGATGATGCCCCTTCCGTATGGATTAGGATGCACATAGAGTGTACTGCTATTGCTACTACCATACATATCACTGACTGATATACTTACTATATATCTGAAACCAGGCTGAGTGTACTCAGTGCTCAGTGCTGTGACTATATTATCTATACCACCCTTACTGACATTATTATATGTAGTGATTGTCTGTGTTGTTCTTTCTAATGTAAGTGCCATTGCTTATGCTTTTTTAACCAGTCTGAAAGTATTGAGTAGCTCTACTTCAATATCCTTTCCTACACTATTAAGTATATCAGGACCCATTGCTTTGAGTGTATCTAAGTAGGCATATTCAAAATAGTGCAAGCCTACCCTACCTCTCTCTTGTATTGCTTTTGCTATTGCGTATGCTATCCCCTCTCTCTTGCTCTTTGATGGCTTGCTTATGAACTTACCATTCTCATCTCTGAACTTGATGTTCTTTCTCTCCATCCACTTGAATATCATTTTTGAGGGAGGCATCTTTGCAGTTGTCGCATTCTTTGATGGCATGTAGTATGGATCATCAGTAGGCATTCCCTTTGTACCTTTCTGTCCATGTTCTATAGCCATTGCATACTGCTTAGCTGGACCCACCACAAAGAATGAGAGAGTCATGTCCTTATTGACTTTCCCCCTCAGTCCATCCTTGAGCTTACCACTGGCTACAAAGTTCTTTGAGATAGTCTTGCTCACCTTGAATTTTGATACCTTTTGAGTGGCACCAATATTCCTTTGAGCTTCTTGTACTACCTCAGTGA